ATAATAATATTGAAGAAATATTACTACAACCTGGAGAGGCAGCAATATACGCTGGCTGCCAGTGGAGTCATTGGCGAGAAATGTTCACAGAAAATCAAAGCTGCGTACAACTAATGCTTCATTATATAGTTAAGAATGGTTCGAAAAAACTAAATTAAGCTTAATAATGTATAAGGACGGTGCTGTTGTGAGTAATCGAATTGTTGTTGTAGGAGGGGGTTCAGCTGGCTGGTTATCTGCTTTGGCTATGCAAAACAAGTACCCAGATAGCAATATTACTGTTATCGCAAGTGAGGAGATAGGTATACTAGGTGCAGGAGAGGGTACAACTCCGTATTTTGTGAGCTTCTTAGAACAGCTCGGTATATTGACTAGTGATATTATAAGAAACTGTAAAGGTACTATTAAAACTGGTATTGATTTTAAGGAATGGAATAGTAGCAAAAAAGGATATCTTCATTCGTTTTCAAGTATATACTCATACTACAACTACAACTCTAAAAATTTTACCCGGTACGCTTTAGCTAGCGACGCATCGGGTTATAAATCTTTCGCTTATAAATTAACGCAAGAAGAAAAATGTCCTTTTGCTATTAATAAGCTTAATAATCTAGAAACTGTAGGTGAATACAAGTACGCTCTACATTTTGATGCAAATTTGTTGGCTGGTTATTTGAAGGACGTATCTTTATCACGAGGTGTAAACTACATTAACGATAAAGTTATATCATTTGAGACAACTCCTACAAATGAAATTGTATCAGCTCACTTAGAATCAAACAACACTGTAGAGTTAGATTTCTTAGTAGATTGTTCAGGGTTTGCAAGATTGACTATGGGTAGGCTGTTTAATGATGAATGGATCTCATATAAAGATAAGCTACCTGTAGACACTGCAGCTCCGTTTTTCATACCGCATAATAATGATGTGCGACCCGTTACAGAAGCTATTGCAATGAAATACGGATGGGTGTGGAAGATACCAGTACGTGATCGATATGGGTGCGGATATGTTTTTGATTCAAATCATATATCCAAAGATGAGGCTATCCAAGAAGCAGAAGAGTATTTTAATATGAAGCTATCTTCGCCCAGAGAGTTTAAGTTTGAGCCTGGTAGATATAGACATACACTTGTAAAAAATTGTCTAGCTATAGGTTTAGCTCAAGGTTTTATAGAGCCTTTAGAAGCGACGTCACTTTGGGTTACATGCTCAATACTTGATGCTTTTACTAGAAACGATGGATGCGCGATGTGGCAGGATACTAGTTTTTATGATAGCTTTAACTATAACTACGGTTGTTTAATGGATGACATATTAGATTTTGTACACTTACACTATATGACAGATCGCGAGGATAGCGATTTTTGGATTAACTTCAAGTATAATCATTCTCTCAATGAGCGTCAAAAAGCTATAGTATCAGGTATACAAAACAATACAGATTTAAGTGAATATCACAGCTTCTTCGATATCTCTTCATGGGCATTAGTGTCAAATGGTATCGGTTTATTGAATATAAAGGATAACAACCCCTATCAGAGAATTATATATAATAATTATATACAAGAGCACCAGGCTGTTGTTGAAAACTGTCTGTCGCATAAATTATTTTTAGATTATTGTGAGAAGTTTGCATGAACGTTTATTATTCTTGGAAGTCCGCAGAATTTACCACGCAGTTGTCGACACTCGTATCAGACATTAAAAAGCCAGAAAGTAGCGGTGTAGGTATACCTTCGGAATGGAGTAAATCTCCATCAGGTATTTTAAGATGTCCTGCTTTTGTTCAGAGTCTTAATAACACTTTCGTAGCTAGATCACCTGTCGATTATTCGTTTAATGTGGATAAGGAGAACGGCATAGTAACTAGCGATATATTATCTCAACAAGCGTTTGATGACATGCTGTTAATTAGGGACGCTAAATCAGGATCATGTAGTTTTAATTATCCGAGATTTGTGTTTTATTCAGAAGAATCTCTAGATATGGAAGTGTCCAGTGCATACTATCATACTTCTGACTTTCAAGATAAAGCAGTGTTTATGGGCGGAAGATATGACATCGGTAAGCATTTTCGATTTACTGAAGCTGCTTTTATAGCAAAAAATTCAGGAACTATAACAATACAGAATAATGATCCTATCTTCTACGTTAAGTTTCATACAAAAGAGCCTATAAAGCTTATTCCTTTTTTCGTTACAAGAGAGCTACAAGAGACAGTAGATATGCTTCTCGCGCCAAGACGGTATCCGCCGAATCGCCCTCACCCTCTTTCAGTTTGGTATAATTTACACGATCGTTTTTATGCAAAAAGAATATTAAGACAAGTTAAAGAAAATATACTTGATTAACATAGGACCTAAATGACCAATTGGTCTTCTTTATAAATAGTGTAAAGGAGTTCAATTATGGCACAACCTGTAACAAGAGACGACTTAAAAGAATGGTGTCTTCGTAATCTTGGCAAGCCTGTCATTGATATTAATGTTGATGATGAGCAGCTAGAAGATCGTATTGACGAAGCTATTGCCTATTACCGTGACTATCACTTTGACGGCACTGAACGCGTCTATTATAAGCATATATGTACTGCTGAAGATCAGTCTAACGGATACATAACGGTTCCAGATACTATTAACGGTGTCTCAGGCTGTTTTGTCCTTGGCGGAACGTACTCTGTTAATAATCTTTTCAACGTTAGATATCAGATTCATCTTAACGACCTCTATGATCTCCTTCAATCCTCTATTGTACCATATACAATGGCTATGACGCATGTCAATATGCTTGAGGAGGTATTTGTTGGTAAGCAGCCTATTAGGTATAACAGACATTCAGATAAAGTATATATTGATACAAGCTGGACAGATAAGATACCTGTAGGATCTTATATTATTTTGGATGCCTATCAAGTGATTGATCCTAATGTGAATACAGATATGTATCATGATAGATGGCTACTAAGGTATACGACTCAGCTATTTAAAAGACAGTGGGGCGAAAATCTGAAAAAATTTGAAGGGTTGCAGATGCCTGGCGGACTCACGTTCAATGGACAGAAAATTTATGAAGAAGCTATGGAGTCTATCATGAAGCTAGAAGATGAGATGATCTCAAGCTATAGTCTCCCTGTTCACGATATGATTGGGTAGTTAGATGGCTACTAATGTATATTTCAATAACTTCAACTATGGTCGTGAGCAAGATCTCGTTGAAGATCTTACAATCGAAGCAATTAAGATATATGGGCACAACGTCAAATATCTGCCTCGCACGATTGTTAGTGTAGACAACCTATTTGGTGAGGATCCTCTGAGCAAGTTTGACGAGGCTATTGATATTGAAATGTATATTAAAAATGTTGAAGGATTTGAAGGTGAGGGTGATCTTCTTTCTCGCTTTGGTTTAGAGATACGAGATCAGATTACATTTACAGTAGCTCGAAAGAGATTTGATCAAGCTGTCACCTCTCCAAAGATTCTTACTGAAGTAGGTTATAATCTTATATTTGAATCTGGTGATAACAATTCCCCTTCGCGACAATATCTAACAGGTTCAAAAGACACTGAAGCTTTCACGCTTGAAGGTGATGACTATCTTAATAGTATTAATAGACCTCAGGAAGGAGATCTTATCTACTTTCCTATGGTTGGAAAGATATTTGAAATCAAATTTGTTGAGCACGAGCAGATATTTTACCAAACAGGTAGATTGCAGACGTATGATATTCGCTGCGAGCTCTTTGAGTATAGCTCAGAGAGAATAGATACTGGTAACACCGCTATAGACGCTATTGAGAGTACGTACAGCCTCAATGTATTGGATCAGCAGCTTACTCTCGAAGATGGCGCTGGTGTAACTAAGCTTGAGGATGGTGGTACATTGCTTCAAGAGTATAGAATTGAAGATTCAGACAGCTCGGCAAACAATGAGTTCTATCAAACTAATGCTGATAATATACTCGACTTTAGTGAGATTAATCCTTTCGGGGAAACAGATAGGTATTAACTATGTTTGGTAGAACATTTTATCACGGCACATTAAGAAAATATGTTATTACATTTGGTAATATGTTTAACGGAATATATGTGCAGCGGTTAAATCAAAACGAAGAAGCCCTACAAACTCTTAAGGTACCTGTTGCGTATGGTCCTAAAGAGAAGTTTCTTGTTAGAATTAATCAAGACCCAGACCTAGACCAAGATGTTGCTATTTCGCTACCTAGAATAGGGTTTGAAATGCTTGGCGTCACATATGCTCCTGAAAGAAAGTTAACATCTACTCAAAAAAATGTTAGATTAAGTAGTACTGATAATACAAATTTTACAACGCAGTACAGACCTGTACCGTACGATATACAATTTCAGCTAAGCGTCTTTGTTAAAAATGCAGACGATGGAACACAAATTCTCGAACAGATATTACCATACTTTCAGCCAGAGTGGACAAATAATATTAAACTGATTCCTGAAATGGATTTAACATACGATGTACCGTGTGTGCTTAATAGTATAAGTGTTGAAGATACCTATGAAGGAAGTT